ATCCCCTGCTACTCCTGTAGATCCTAATGAGCCTACTGTTGACAACGTTAAGATTCGACGGATCACTAAGGTTGATGACATTCGGGCGTTGTTCAACCCTGGTTCAGCCATCCGTTCTGATGATCTGAACAAGAACTTTGAGCAACTGCGTTACGCTGTTCAGGAGTCTAATTGTCAAGGTATTCCTGATGATGTAGATGCTTACCTCAAAAATTATTATTGGAATAAATTTGACTCAACAGTTTACTCTACTGAGACTTGGGATTCTGATGATGATCAGGTTGCAACAACTCAAGCAATCGATGCACGCATTGATTCTAAGATTGACTCTGCTCTGACTGTAGATATTATTGGTGCTGATGGTATTAACGTCCAAGACGATACACCCGGTTCCGGTCAGATCACTGTTGGTCTTAGTGACAATAGTGTTGACTTTGATAAAATTAAAGACGCTGACCAGATTAAACTGGCTGACCAGGTAGCAGATCCTACTACTGCTGGTACAGATGATAAGGTTTTCACTGCCTCAGCAGCAGTTCGTCGTTTTGAAAACTATTACCAAAACAGTACTCCCAGTACTACTGATGGTATTGGTGTTGGTCAAGTTTGGGTTGACCCTGACGATGACTTGACTCTTTCTGTTTGGACTGGTTCTGCTTGGAGTGCTATTACTTCTGGTGGTACCTTTACCAACCAACCTAAGGTTGTCTATGTTGACGCATCGTCTGGCTCTGATGCTAACGATGGTCACCGTATCAGCCGTCCTAAGCAAACGATTAAAGCTGCTGTAAACCAGATCAATGCTGACTCAACCTATGGTGATGGTAGTGTTGTGATTGTGGCTGCAGGTGTGTATCAAGAGGCTGCACCTATCCAGATCCAAAAGAAGAACGTTTCTATTATTGGTCAAGCATTGCGTAGCTGTATTGTTCACCCAACGGTTGCTACGCAAGGTGATCAAAGTGCAGGTAACCATGCGTTGTTTGAACTGAACAGTGGTTCGTTCATTCAGAACCTGACGTTGACTGGTATGAAAGCTGGTAGCTCAGGTACTAACACTGTTGACTCTGTACTACCTGCTGCTCAAGGTTGGAACTTTGCATTCTATGCTGGTGCAACTATCACTAAGTCACCGTACATCCAGAACTGCACTAACTTCTCTGACAGTGAAATTGACAACAGCAACCTAAATGCAAACACACCTGCTGGTGGTCTTGCAGGCGACACTGACTCTGCACCTACTGGTGGAGGTATGTTGGTTGATGGTTCTGTTGTTGACAGCGCATCACCGTTGCGTTCAATGGTGGCAGACAGCTACACCCACGTTGGCCTAAACGGACCTGGCATCCTTGTCACTAACAACGGATACTGCCAAGCAACTAGCAGCTATGCCTTCTTTAACAAGTATCACATCAAAACGTTGAATGGTGGTCAGGCTAACTTGGCTGCATCTACAACGGACTTTGGTGACCTGGCATTGGTTGCTGACGGTAAATCAACAGCTGCTATCTTTACGTCTAACGTAGACGGAGCTGCTGCTGACGGAGATATTTCTTTTAACATCAACGAACCTACTGCAGGTGTCGGTTGGTTTGGTGACACTGAACGTCCAGCTTCTAACATGCTGGTCGAAGTAAACAGTGTTATTTATCCTATCCTGTCTGCAACTGCAAACACCGATACTGAAGGTGGTGCTGGTTGGACCGTTACTATTAGTCGTCCTGACCCTAACAACCGCAGCAATAACCTTGGTTTGAATGGTGCAGTAGCTGACAACCTAGCTGTATCTTTTTACCTCCGATCCATGATCGCATCTAGCGGTCACACCATGGAATACGTTGGTAGTGGTACTGACTATCGTGCACTGCCTGAGAATGGTGGTGTACCAAATGAAGCTAAGCAGATTACTGAGTCTAATAACGGTAAAGTTTGGACTGCTATCACTGATCATAACGGTAAATTCAAGATTGGTGGTAACCAGACTGATGACCCAATTTTTGAGGTAGATCAACAACTTGGTTTTGTTACTATCCCTGCGGGTTCAATTGCCTTTAACCTGTTGTCTGACTTGACGCCACAACTTGGTGGTAACTTGGATGTTAATGGCAACACAATTACCAGTACGTCTAACGCTAACGTTGTCCTTGATCCTAATGGTACTGGTACTGTTGATGTCAGCACTAGCCGTATCACCAGTGTTACCGATCCAACCGGTGCACAGGATGCTGCAACTAAAAACTATGTAGACACCAGCTCTGCTAACACTAATTATGTTGCCGTTACTGGCGATGACATGACTGGTGCTCTGGCAATGGGTACTAATAAGATTACTGGTCTTGGTGATCCTACGGCTGCACAAGATGCTGCAACTAAAAACTACACAGATACCACGTTTATGCCGCTTGCAGGCGGTACGTTTACTGGCAATGTAACCTTTAACAGTGGTCAAACCATTGATGGTTATGTGTCGTTTACCACTAGCACTGGTTCTGCTGAACTGCCTGTAGGTACAACTGCACAACGTGATGGTACACCTGCTGCTGGTATGATCCGCTACAACAGCACTCTCGGACAGTTTGAAGGTTACACTTCAACTTGGGGAGCTATTGGTGGTGGTGCAACTGGTGGTGGTAGCGATACGTGGGCTGTCGAACATGACAACACCATCACTACCTCTTACACCATTAGCACTGGTAAAAACGTTATTAGTGCTGGACCTTTGACGGTCAACTCCGGTGCAACTGTTACCGTACCTTCTGGATCTACTTGGGTAATTGCTTAATTATGACTATTCGTATTGACGGTACTAATACCACCGCAAATCCAGGTATTACGGGAGCAGACGCCGACACAGGTCTGCAGTTTGGCACTGATGAACTGAAGCTGGTTACTGGCGCATTGCAGGAAGCTATTGGTAAGATTGAAACTCTTGAAACACAAAACGCCGACTTACTTGCTCGTGTCACCGCCTTGGAGGATGCATAATGACCATTAAACTAAAAGGATCTACAGACGGGAGCGTATCATTTACGGCTCCCGCCGATACCAGCCCGACTGGTAGTGACATCACGCTGACCCTGCCAACTACGGCTGGGTCTGCAAATCAATTTGTAAAAAACAGTGGAACTGCTGGGACGCTTGAGTATTCCAGTATGGTCGAAGATTCCAGCGGCAACGTTGGTATTGGTACGAGTAGTCCTTCTTCACTCCTACATTTAGCTGCAAACGCGCCATATATTACGTTTGAGGATATTGATAATAATCAAGATTGGCAGCTTCAAGCAACTGCATGGTTTGCGCTTAGAAATCAAACTACTAGCTCAGAGCTATTGCGCGTTGATGCCAGCGGCAAAGTTTTAATCGGCACGACAACAGATGGCGGTGCTGGCGGAATAAGTATTAGACCTAATGCTAGTAACGGTGCAACTAGTATTATTTGGGATCGAAGCAACACTACAGCCACAAGTTATGCCCTTGCCTTTGAGAATAATAACAGCACTGTTGGCAGCATAAGGTATAATAATACTACTACTTCTTATATCACTACTTCTGATTATCGCGTCAAAGAAAACGTTGTTGACATTACTGACGGGATAACTCGTGTAAAGCAACTTGCACCAAAACGGTTCAACTTTATTGCTAGTCCAGGCACAATCGTTGATGGTTTCTTAGCTCATGAAGCACAAACCGTTGTACCAGAAGCAGTCACTGGAACGCACAACGAAGTCGATGATGATGGAAGTGCCGTCATGCAAGGAATCGATCAATCAAAACTGGTGCCATTGTTGACGGCTGCACTGCAAGAAGCAATCGCTAAGATCGAAACCCTTGAAACCAAAGTTGCAGCACTGGAGGCAGGATCATGAGTACTATTAAAGTAAATAAAATTGAAAACACCTCTACAACAGATGGTGGTATTTCAATTAACAATAGTGGCAACGTTGGTATTGGGACGACGAGTCCCGCTGTCGAGCTTGACGTAAACGGTGAAATCCGCGCATCCACTGGTATTTTGTTTGACACTGATACTGCTGATGTAAACACCCTAGACGATTACGAAGAGGGGACTTGGACGCCTAGCTTATTTACAGCGACAGCCCATCAAACACAGGCGGGATATTACACCAAAGTAGGTAGATTAGTAACTTGGACCCTTAGGCTGCAAGTGAACACAGTGGCATCAAGTTCTACTGGTGTTGAAATTAATGGATTTCCTTTTGTGAATGATTCACTTACTCTTGGACCATATGGCGGTGGATTTAGAACTTTTGGCAGGTTTTACGATGAAGCAACTATAACTAACCCTAGCTGGCACATGCCTGTCAATGCATCTATCATAAGGTTATACGATAAGACAACCTTTGTAGCTCTCAATAGTTCAGGAATGTTTCCAACTGATAACTTCATGCTGCACGGATTTTATTATACAGATACTTAATAATTCATTGCCCGCAACGGCATAAAACTACGCCTAAACCTATTTCGTCTGGAGGACGTTCTTAATGGCTATTACAAAACGATTTGAATATAAAGAAGAAATCCTGCCTAATCAGGTCATTCAAATCCGCACTACTACTGTGTTGGAAGAGGATGGTGCGGTATTAGCACGTACTCATCACCGTCATGTTGTACACCCTGGCGATGACGTAAGCGGTGAAATCCAAGAGGTGCAGGACATTGCTGCTGCCCTCTGGACTGATGAAGTCATTGCTGCTTACCAAAATTCTATCCCTGTTGACCCATGATTACCCTTATTCGTCCAATCCTTTTTTCATTCCTTAACTCTGAAAAAGTCAAGCGTCTTATCGTTGACCTTCTAAAGAAACTGGCAGAACAATCTGACAACACTGTAGATGATGAAGCAGTGAAGTTCATCGAACGCGGTTTGTTCGGTGCCAACGTGGAGTGATCCCCCTGTAATACCTTACCTGGTGCTGCCTGAAGCGCCTACAATGCCCCTTCCGGTACTGGAGGTACCAAGAGCGGATCTACCCAGCTACAAACCGCTTGTAGTGCCTCCTAACACGCTGAAGCCGCCACCGGGTATTGACGGTATTAACACAGGTGATGACCCTCCAAGAGAGGAACCAAAGATTACAAAACCAAATATTCCGCCTGAAGCTCAGATAGTAGAGATTCCGTTTACGGATATTGAGGTACCTATGCCTACAACTACTA